TGTGAGGAGGATAGTCCTGTGGCCATTAATTTTCTCCCTGACTAGCTTTGAGGTTAGCGGACACAATCACCGCGTTTACGGGGTCGCTGATTGACACTTCGTAAATTCTGTCACGCGCAGTCCCCAAACGCCTCCAAATGGCACGATTGCGATACTTTCCTAGTTGTCCAATGCTCACCCAATACTCACGCGACCAAGTTGATCCACCATCATTTGACCAACGAAGCATGGCTTGAGGGTTGGTTGTGGTGGGTGAATTCTGCGTAATCTTGTCACCAAGAATGTAAACGGCATCAGGGCCAATCGTGAAAGTTGCAGTCGAGCCGATGTAATAAGTCGAGCCAATGTAAATTTCGTTGTTGAAATAAACCTCAGTCGACAGACCCGTAGTTCCAACGCCAGGCTGAAACTGAATCTGCAACTCGTCAAAATACTGTCTTTGAAGGTCAGTCACCAAGTGAGGAGCGCGTCTTAGCCTACGGATAGTCTGGCCATCATCCGTGAAATTAGTGCGGTCAAGCATATAAATCTTGCCGTTGTCGTAGTCTCCGACCAAAACCATGCCCTGAAACAATGTGCAACAGTTACCGCGGTGGCGTTCGTAACTGCCTTGGTCGTTCAGATAAAGCCACTTATGCCACATCTGTGTGGCCACATCGTATGCCCAAGTTAATTGCAGAGTAGGGAATGTCACCACATAAACTTCGTGGCCTTCCAACTGATATGTCCAAGCAATCGCATCTGCAATGTATTTGTTTGCCAAAGTATTCTCAACCGCGTGAGTGGAAATCCTCTCAGGGATATAACCATTCATCTGCATGATCTGTGCTTGACCACGAGAATTGCGTGAGACGTAAGCAAACGAATTACCAAGACGCGACAAGGAAAACTGTGCGCCTATGCCGTGTTGGGTAGAAGTGCCAGGGATTCTCTGAAACGGAAACGGCACAGCGCCCACATCTGTCCACACCTCAGATGAAGCCTCACCCATCAAATAAACTTCGCGGTGGTCAACAATCAAAGCCACCAATTTATCGGGCGCAGCGTCTTTTAACGCATAACTTGTGGAAGCCGACAAAGGGCTTAGAAGGTCAGATGCACCCCACTCCTGAGTGCCAGGGTCGTTGTAAACAAAGTAATTGTCCACAATGTCAATCGTATTTCCACCGCTAAACGCTCCGTCTGACGATGGCAAAACAGAGAATGACAACGCATAAAGTGTTCTTGAGGCAATAGATTGAGTGGCGCTGATTGTGTAAGTACCCGCGCCACCAGTTCCCGTTCCCAAAGCCGTGATAATCAGATTGGCAGAAACACCCGTACCAATGATTGTTTGACCAACATAAAGAGTGCCACTTGTCACGGCAGTCACAGTTAAAGTCGTGCCTGACATTGAACCAGTAAACAAACATCCCACAGTAGCGGTATTGAGCTGTTCAGCGGCCACAGTTTGCGACAAATTGACTGTGTATGTACCTACCCCGCCTGTACCCGTTCCGAGGGCTGTAATGACTGTTTCAGGGGTTATGCCAATACCATAAACAGACTGCCCCGCGGCCAACACTCCGCTACTGACCTGAGTCACAGTTAAAGTCGTGCCGCTAATTGAGCCTGTGAAAATTGCTGTGGAAGGATTAGAAATCCTCCATGTGTAGCGATAAGCACCATCTACAATGTTGACGTTGATGCCGTTGTCAGATATGCCCACCCGACCTGAATTTGAATTAAGCAATCCAACAACAGAAGGTGTCAAATTAGAGCTTAAAACATAAACATAAGGCCCGCAAACGGCAATCATTTGCTGACCACCCGACAAGGTGCGAACACCGCGGACTTCTTGGGCGTTTGAGAAAACTACTTTTGTAGTAAGACCTGGCGTTGGGTAAAGCGCAACCACCCCGCGATTGCCGCCTTGTTTTAAAGGGTCAATCTCAGGGAAGAAGTTAATACACTCCTGCGATTCTTGGTAGATCGAAGGAGCTTCGTAACTTGGGCCGACAAAACCAAAATCTGCCATTATTTATCCTTAACGCAGGAAGCCGCCCGAAAGAATCCAGCCGGCATCTTTTGCACGACCCACAAGCAACGCATCCGCATACTGAGCAACTTGTAGAGGCCCCATGTTTTTGCGCTTGAGCGTGGCTTTACCTTGCCCTGCAAACTTCTGAATCATCGCAATTTGCGTTGGTGAGGCTTTGCCATACATGGGCATCAATCGCTCTGCCAAACACCACCTGATGGCCATTGAATAGCCTTGTGGCAACACAATCGGAGTGTTCAGGCTTTCATAACGACTGAAAATAGTATCGGCAAACAAGTGCATTTCACCCTGAGATGGGTTTGGCCACACAAAAAGGTTGCCTGAGTCTTCACCAGGGTTAAAGTAAACCGCCTTTGGCCAAGGGCCGTTCAGCGTCTTTAGACCGATTAGTTCACATTCCTGAAGCGTTAAAACAGAGACAGGATAGTCAAGGCCACCATTGGTAATGGGTTGGCCATTTGAGTAAGTGTTGATCCTGACAAACGCTGAGTTTAGGTTTAGTGGTTTTTGGTAGTAAGCGGTAATCGCTGTAGAACCAATTGTTTGGTAAGTGTTTAATTGGTATGTACCAACTTCATTCACGTTACCGCCTGCGCCTGTTAGGAATTGAGTAATCTTTGTTCCCGCAGCGATGCCAGTTCCACTCAAAGTCTGACCTTGAGCAATAGCGCCTGACGTAATGCCTGTGACTGTTAAGACGTTACCCGTGATTGAGCCTGTAAAAGCCGCGCCAATAAAATTAGCAGTGCTTGGATTAGGGCCAATCGTGTATTGGGTTTGCCCTTGAATGATCGGGAAAATGATTTCGGTGAAGTTAAACACCATCATTTCTTCGTTCGACCATTGATCGAGCATGTCGTTCAGCATATCAAATGCGTCTTGAGCCGCTTCAGGCGTTGGTGTCTCGCCAGCTTCCAAAGCGCCAATATCTTTTAGCGCCCTAGAAACAATGTCAATTGGCATTACCATGATATGTCCTTAAACAGTAAAAGTGCCAGGCATCCACGGAAGTCCTGAACGCTGAGGGTTTTTAAGCGCATTTAGCTGCTTTTCTAGGTTAGATTTTATGCTACTTACCCCGTCAACGATAGAGGCATCCTCAATCCATTGCACAATCATTTCTTTGGTCACTTGGTCGTATGGCGTCACCATAGTTGGAGAGTCAAACACCCAATGTCCTTCAGACGCAATTGAGTATTGATCGTCATTTAAAGTGACTTTGTAACTAGCAGACAAAATCAGGCCATCAAGTGATGGCGCATCCATAATGTCCCAAACGTAATTCATGCTGAAGCCCAAGGCGTACCAATAGCTTTAACAGGATTCTTCAACAACTCAATCTGAGCCGCCAATGAAGCCTCTGTAGCTGATTTGTCTACAGCGTTCCATACCCACTTCAAAACAATTTCTTCTGTCAGGTTTGCGTAGGGTACGGCAGGAGTGCCTTCAGGCCATGAGACTGTTGCGTAGGCAGAGGCAGAGTGTTCTCCATCTACTGCCGTGCAAGTCCAATGTGCAGTTGTGACAAAGCCTGTAGCTACGTCACGATCAAGGGTTGAGATTTTCCAAGTAGTAGTCATGATTTTCCTTTAAAGATTAGCGGCATCCAAACGTGCCTTGAGTGATTCAATAATTGCTTGTTGTTCTTGGATGCACTTCATAAGCGCATATTGCAAATCTGTTTGATAGATTGCTTTTAATGGAACACCATCTTCAGGTGTTTCACCAAAGCCCGTTACATCAACTAATTCAGGCGCAACAGCCTCAACTTCTTGAGCAATAACACCCAAATTTAACAAGTCATCAGTTTGGTCTTTGTATTTAAATGTGCGGACAGGAATAGCACAGATTTTTGCAAGATAGCCGCCAGCGTTTTGTATGTTAGTTTTAGTGCGCTCATCAGACAAGTTGACATTGTTTGCAGAATAGTTTGCAATACCGCCATTAGAACGTAGTTGAATTCTGTCAGTTGTGCTATCTCCACAAGTCATAAAGCGAGAAGTCGCATCATTAGGAGAATATGAAAGTACAGCTTGAATAACATAAGCGGAACCGCTTCCTTGCGTGTTCTTAAACACAAACATTTGTGTGCCTGTATTTCCTCCATTTACTTGCATCCGTGTGTTTGCTTGGTCAGCACTTGTAGTTCCGATGAGCAAGTTACCGCTTGTGTCAAAGCGAGCATATTCTGAACCACCCGCATAAAACAATAAAGCTTTGCTACTGCCAACTTGAAGAATACCGTTGTTATTTGTACCGCCAACAATGGAATCAGTTGAGCCTACTCGTATTGCTTGCGTCCCGCCAATGCTTACTTGCAAAAAGCCGCCATTTAATCCAAGGTTAGTTCCATCGTAAGTAAGATTAGAACCAGTAGTAAGCGCACTTGATGAAGATGCGTAAACAACTCCACCTGATGTAAAGGATGTCAGTCCTGTGCCGCCTGCCGTTGAGGGCAATGTTCCTGTTGCCAAGGCTGATGTTGAAGTCGCATAAACAGCACCGCCAGATGTAAAGGATGTCAGTCCTGTGCCGCCCTTTGCCGTTGTGACAGGGCCAGAAATCATGGTGCTTGTCACAGTAGCGGTGTCGCCCGAAGTAATCATTGTTCCAGTCACCGCGGGAACGCTGATCGTGAAAGTTGACGCTGTGTTCGGGCCAGTCAGGTTAACTTGACCACCGAGTGTTGCTTGAAAGACTAAAGTTCCCATGATGTTTCCTTAAGGAGCAATGACAAGTTGTGAGGCCGTCAAAGCCCCTGTGCTTGGGTTAAATTGAAGTTTAGTTGACGATGTTTTCTGTGGCAAATTACCCGAAGTTGACGTTACCCAAGTCGGATAAACCACAGCCGCGGTCGTTGTGTCGTCAGTTATCGCTGTATTCGTCGCATTAGTTGCGGTGGTCGCTGTCGTTGCCGTACTAGCATTACCCGTCAAAGCCCCTACAAAGGTCGTAGAGGTCACAGAAGTCAGTCCCGCTATGGTTGTGACAGTACCGCCTAAAGAAACGCTTGTAGAGCCGATTGTGATGCTTGAATTGGTCAACGCACCATTGGGGATGCTTGTCAGATTAGCACCTGAACCGCTAAACCCTGTTGCGGTCAATAAACCCGTTGAAGGGTTAAATTGGTATTTGGTTGAGGAAACATATTCCGTGGCCAAATTACCCGATGTGGCTGCGGCAAACAATGGATAACGAGTTGCATTAGTGGTCGTGTCATCTGTGACAGTTGCATAAGCGGTGGGTGTTGACCAAGAAGGCGCTGAAGTGCCGTTAGACGTTAAAACTTGCCCTGTTGTACCCGCGGCAGTAAACGCATAAGCCGTTCCTGTGCCATACG